AAGGTAGTCACTCTTACATATTAGCATATTATCCACATATTATCCACATAGATATCAACAGGCTTTTAACATTTTACCCACATATTATACACATTACGTCTAATGGGATAGATCCTATAAATCCACTTCTAGCTAGATTTTTTTTTGATCTTTTTAAGATTGCATTATCTTGTTTTTTTGAGTAGCTATACAGTGCTTTATCTATTTCTTCTAAAGTATTTTGGTTTACTTTACTTTCTTCATGAATAAAAATTCCTCGAATAAATATTAAATAAACGCATATGTCCGATAGTTTCTCTTTATTATAGAGATCAACAATTAACTTATTTATTTCTTCTATAATTTTTTTAGGTATATAAATTTTTTGTTTCTTCATACTTACCTAAATATCATTAGAGGGCGCTATAGTCCCAATATGGTTAGGATGAAATTTTAAGTTAGGTATTTGGTCAACCTCTATATTTTGCCTTCCACAATCACTGTCAACTTCGAACTGCGTGCATCCCACAACATCAACATGCGTGACACCCAAATCTTTCTAGGAGACGTGAGCGGCAGAATTATGCGCATGGCTCAATTCAGTTCTAGCAATCCTTCTAGCTCTAAAATCGCTATATTGTTCAAATTTTGCTATGATCTTATCTTGCGTTTCATTTACATTGTCACCCAACTCTATACTTTTATTGATAAGTGTTATCATATCTTGTCTAGTGGTATCGTTAACGGAGAAGTTTTTATCAATATTGCCCCCTGTTGTTAAAATGCTTTTTAATCTATCAAAAGCTTGAACAGCATACAGCTTCCTACCTGTATCGCTCAATTTCTTGTTTGATGATTTTTCTACAGCTAAGATGTTTAATTCTAAAGATGTTTTATAGGTAGTATCCATAACGTCTTCAAGTATTTCGTTCTCTTCTTTCATAGAGAAACTTAAAATGACAATATCTTCACCCGATACACCTTCATTCTGTAAATTTTTCATACTATAATTACTTTTACTTTTAGATAAAGGAGATTGTAAAGAGTCTGCGAATGATTTCGAGAAACGCTTACCTTGATCTTCAAAAAATTTACTTAAAATATCAAACGTTAGTCGTTCAATTTTATTTCTAGCCTGCATAAAGGCTCTTATATATTTAAATTGAAATCGTTTAGGCTTTGTAGCTGATTTTTCGGAATATTTTATAATTTTATCTACATCATAGGTATAGGTACTTTTATCAAAAAATAATGATTTATCTTCCTGGTCTTCTTTTCTATTTTGAGTCTCATTATCAATACCAGTTAGTTGCACTAAATTTGAAGGAATAAAAAATTGATTCAATATTTCATCTTCACTGTCATTGTTAACACCTGCCATCTCAGATGCTTGATTGGGCGTTATAAGTCCATTATTCATCATATTTATTATTTTCTCTATATCTGCGATCTTAATTTTTTTTATCTTAAAAATAATATCTGGTGCTATTAGTCTCATGTATTGGTGATTTATAGCATCTTCCAACCTCAAAAGTTTATTATTAATAGTGTTAGCTGCTATTGATTTAGATCCTAACATAGTGGCTCTATTTGAGTTATTAGCTAGACCAAGAACTTCTGGAGGAAGCCCAAGTGAAGCTAATTGTAAGTCTCTTATATGGTTTTTAAATTCTATCACTTGCAAGTCTTTATGGCTTGTACCTAGTTGTGTTATCTTTGCGTCATCATCAGCCGCTAATATACCTCCTCTTCCTTTTCCTTTTGTAAAAGCTAATCTTAAATAATCTCTTAAATGTCTCAATCCTTCTTCACCTAATTTTTGTTTCATAGAAAGAAATAAACTAATATATGTACCATTCACTAATACATCTCTATGTAATCTGTCGCTTTCAAATTCAGCTTCTAATGCTGTTGCTGCTTGTTCTACTTTACCTACGCCAAAAAAAGGACTAGCTATAGTTGATGCCATAAAGTGAATCACGTCATCATTTTGAAATATTTTGTTTTTTCCCTGTGCATCTCTAATATCGTAACCTTCTAGAACAAAGCCATCATTACTAACTTTAGGTAAAAATCTACCTGGAATGATAGGGATAAACTGTGAAGTTATTCCATTAATCAAATTAAATGCATTGTCAAAAGATTTAATCCACAACGCATTTCCAGTAAATAACATATGGGCTGCCGCTTGACCTAACATATCATTAAAAGATAGATTGAAATAACCATTCTCAAATGGTTCCGTTATATTTTTTGGTGGTATAACTATATCGCCGTCTTTGTTAGTAAAAAAGAATTCCTGCCCTGAGACACCTGCCCTTATGAATTCCACACATGCTGATATCCAAGGTAGTTTTTTGTATGAAAGTAATTGCTGAGTCTCAGTTGCAAATAATCTATTTGCACGATTTATATCTAAATCTCCATTGTGTCTTAAATCAAAAAAAGGGTCTAGATCCCCAAATGATTTTTTAAAATATCCTTTTATTTTTTTAACAATTTTCATATTAAATACTCCTATCCGATATAGCCAACTGAAACACCTAAGCCATATGTCTTGTGTTCTAAAGCTAAGACGATTGCATCCCTAATGTCATCATGATTAGGTTTATTGTTAATTAGTTGGTATTTTGCCTCTTGAAAAATGTCATTGGGTATTGTGTTTTTAAAAAACACCTTTCCATTTTCAAATTTACACGACTGAACTTCCAGTCTGCTTATTTTATCCCTAACACAGGCCACCTTAACAACAGGAACTCCACTATTTCTTGTTAAATAATCAGAAAAGTCAGCAAAGGCAGCTATAGCCTCTATTCTAAAAAATTCTAATTTATGTATTTTGTACAGTTCTGCTAGTAACATACATCTCTTCTCAAGGGATATTCGCCTATTATAAAGCTCTTTAATATAATAATTTCCTTTTTTTGTTATCTGCACAATAGCGATACCCGTAAAATCACTTTTATCTGTACCGCCTATAGAAGGGTCACATCCACCTACAGTTATAGTAACCCTTTCATCGTTTGGTATTTCGTCGTAACGCTGTACATGGGACTCTTTAATAATGCTTGTTAAGTCATCTCTACACTCGTTTTGATATTCACGGGCAAATATTATAGATCCCATTTCACTTTTAGTTTTCAATAATTCTTTATAAGAAAAAGTTTTACTTTCATGCCAAAGTGTTGTCTTATTTTTTTCGCTTGTTATTGCTTGAAATCTCCTGAATTTTACGCCCTTAACTTTACTCATTTCATGCATCATGTCGGCTTCGTTAATTGCTGTTCCTTGCACATGTACACAATGATTTTTATGCTTTGCAAGTAAACCAAGAACAGTGCGCTTATACCAGTCGTTCTTTTTTATTATTCTATTAATTTGGTTGATATCTTCATCGTCATACGGATCATCAATTAAAATGCAATCTGGCCTTATATTTTTGTGATTAATCCCCCTTATGGATTCACCAGCACCCGCACAATGAAAAACAATACCATTGGATAAAACAAACTTTTTTTGTGTCCAAAATTCATTAGATGTCAAATCCCCATAGTCTCTTATTATTTTTTCGTTTGTCTCGAATTCATGCCTTATGGATAGATTAAGAGAAATTGCCTTTTCAGTTGTATTTTGTATATTTAGATAGTATAGGTATTTCCATGGTTCTTCTAATGCTTGATATATTGGTATAAGCACACACCTTAGAGTAGTTTTAGCGTGATTTCTTGGTCCTAATGTTGCTGTACGGGCTTCATCACGTATTTTGACCAAATAACCATGCATTTCTTGACAAAAAGGCTCTCCGAACTTATGAGCAAGATAATACTTACCCCAAGCTAAAATGTCTTTAGTAATAAACCTATCTTTATATCTATTTTTATGTGATAAACTTCTCTTTTCTATCTCTTTTTGTAGGCATTCAAGGACGTCTATATCTAGGGTGATTGCCATAGTTATTCATCATCCATTAAAAGTTCTTTAATTTCTATCCCTAAAAATTCTTTAATTTCTTTTGCAGATTTTCTGCCTTCCACTGCAAAGCCTTGACATTTATAAAAATCACAGTCACACGCAGTGACAAATAAATGTTCGTCAAAAAACTCACGAGATATATTACTTCTTTTTATATAACCTTCCTTAAATTCTTCAATATTCAAACTAACTCCTCAAAGCATTTTCACATAATATTGTGAATGTTTTTATTTTATCATCATTGTAAATTTTTGAAGCGAATTGTTTTGATAGCAAGGAAAACCCTCGACATTTATAACTATTATATTTACACGGAATTAACAAAAAAAGTTCTAAAAAACCTTCTTTGGATACACGAAATGTATTCATACAACTAAGAATATATTGTTTCATAGTAACTTCCATGATTCCAAAGACTTCTTATAGAACTCATTATCCACTAAAAATTCTTTAATTTCTTTTGCATATTGTTCACCAAACACTGCAAACCCTTGACATGTATCATCACCACAGTTACATGTAGTCACAAATAAATATTTGTCGAATTCCTTATGAGATAGACCATTCCTTTTTATATAACTTTCCTTAAATTCTTCAATATTCATTATACTAATTCGATAAAATTACTATTATCATTTAAAGCCATTTTACATAATTCTGTGAATGCTTTTATCTGATCATCATTGTAATTGTGCATTTTTTTGGCGAATTCTTTTGTTAACAAAGAAAAACCTCGACATTTATAACTTTTACATTCACATGGCTTTACAATAAAACGTTCTAAAAAAGCTTCTTGTCCTAAACCAAATGTTTTCATATACCCAAATACAAATGTTTTCATATCCTCAGCTAGAAATGTTTTCTTAGTAATTTTCATGATTTCAAAGCCTTTTTATACAACGTCGTGAAGGTATGTAACTCATCATCTGTTAAGTTCGCTAAATTCTCATCTTTAAGTATCTCGTCTCTCATACCGTGTATAACCTTTAGCAAATAGATACTTATAACTGTATTAGTAACATTAAAAAGGGCAAGTTGTTGTATTTTTACTTTTTGTATTTCTTTAGCTTTTCTTATGGCGTCCTTGAAGAATTTGTATTTTTTCGTATAATCGCATATGAATGATTCAAAGATACCATGTTCTTGTAAGAATGCTTTAAAAAAAACATTCCTTTCATCAAGTGAGAACCAATCTATTAGATCCTGGCTAACCTCTTTTAACTTAGTCTCTGTCCACTTATAAGGTTTTTTACTCAAAATACACTCATATAAGAACCAATTAAAACCAAGATAATAGAAACCGCTAAAGCTAAAAGCCATTTCCATATAGAATTAGACTCAAGGCTATTTTTTTCTATTTTAGTTTCTTTTTTTTCTAGTGAGCTTTTAATGTAATTGATATCACAATTTAGCCCTTTTAAAGCTATGTCAGCGTTGTTTAAATGATCGAATATCCTACTAAAATCACTTCTAAAACTATCATCAAAAGATTTTATATTGCTTTCAATCCTTGAAATTTCTGTTTTTATAAATCTTATTTCGGACACTTTCAAGTTTAAGTCCTTAATCTCATCCTCATGTCTATGATACATCGTATTCAAAGCTAATATCTGTTCACCATTATACTCTATTCTTTTGAATATTTTGGCTATGCTAGGAGATATTTGCTTTTCAAATATATCGATAATCTCTCTCTTGAAATTTTCATTTTCGTTCATTTTATTAAATATACCTAGGTGATTTTTTTATAGGCAATACACTTTTTTGTTGATGTCGTATCCTTAATTGATTTTGTTCATCATCATTTGAGTTTTTTAATGATTTTTTTAAAACTCTTATAGAGTTTATTAGATCTATAATATTTACAATTGAATGTATAGTTAAATACATACAAATAAAAAAAATAGCTAGAAAAACAAGCATAGGATCAATAAAAAATTTAACATTCATGTCGTTTTATTAAATGGACTTAAAGGATATTCTAATTTTGATTCTTTTGTTTGATCATGACTATGAACACGGCTAGTAGGTTGTTTTGTGGTAGGGGCATCTCTATGGTGGGTAAAGCTTTTCGCACTGTTTTCACGTTTAAATTTCAAAGTATCAGGTGCTTCTTTTCCTGAGGATCCACTATAGCCTTGAGTTAAAGGATTATAGTTTCGATCTAATTCTCCAAAACTATTTATTGCTGTTTTCACTTTTTTAAAATCGATAATACCTTGTCCGCCAACATAGAATATGGAAAAAGCCACAATAGCTTTTATGAAATTGTCATCTAACTTAATACCAACATACTGTGTGAGGAATAAAGAAAATATAGTAGCTATTGCCACAATAAACTTTTTCTTACCATCTAATACAAAAGATAAACAAGATAAGTTAATTTTTTTCATTATAACTCCACGCGCGTAAACAATTCGTCATTATCAGGATATTAACATTTTATACACAGTTTGTACACATTTTTTTATTTTGAGTGGGAATAGTGAAGAATTTCGACATGCCGTATTCCGTCTTCGAAATTACTATCATTAGACCAATTTGGGGGCGTGCGCAATATGGTAAGATTTACAGTATTTAAAATTATACCATTGGGAATATTCTGGTGGACGAAGTCAGATTCGAACTAACGACGGCTTAAAACTGTTTTTTTCAGTCAAATGTTTCCAAATAACGCCACTTCCAGCAGCTCTAAGAGCCTATTATTTTCGTCCACAATTACATTATACCAAGTTTATATGAATTTAACAATAAAAAACAGGCGTTAAAGATCAGTAACGCCTGCGTATAGATGAGCAAGATCCACTATAAAATTATACCATAAAATCTTCTGCCGTAAAACCAAATCTTAATGGATTTTCATACGGAGTGTGAAATTTAAAATTTTTAGGGAATGAAAAATTCAAGGGTAAAAGTGTAGAATCATCAAATGTTCTTTTTCTTATTTCATTAAAAATACTTTTAATATCTTCTTTTTTGAATTCTAATGATAGATCTGAATTTTTCATAAATTAATAAAATTATTGTTAATAGGTCTTTTTATAAAGTCTACCAAAATTTTACTGATCTTATCCGCGTCTTTTTTTACATCATTGATAGTGCCATATGCTGTAACTGTAAATGATATAGAACCTGTAGGTTTCATGATATTTTTATCTTTTCTTTCTATATTCGTAATTTCTATCTTCACAATATGAAATTATACCATAAATTTATTTAAAACGCATTGAATACATTGTCGGATACAGACTAAATTGCATGAATTTAATTAAAATTGAAATTCTGAAAAATATATTCTTTTTTTTCTAATTCTAGTATATCTGAATTTTTCATAACTCATTAACTTTTCCAAATGTTGGGAAAATCTTATCGGGAATAAATTCTGTTTTTGTCTTGATTAATTCTTTAGAATTAAGACGATAGTTCCTACAAGCCTCTATTGTTGCCTTCCACTGTTTTTGATTTTCACATCTTCCACTTTCAACTATTAATTCCATAAATTTAATTATAATAGATATGCTACAATAAATCAATGAATAACAATCTAAAAATGATAAAAAATTGGGATTCTAAAGATATTAAAGGTTTTTTTAATTTCATCGAGGAAATATGGGATCACCAATATGGATCATTTGAAAAAAAGGCTATGGAGTACATATTAATTACTGGTGGTTGGAGTTATAACGAAGAAATAATAATGGCAATGAGCGATAATGCTGCTATTTGGGCATTAACTTGGCAATTATCTAGAAGAGGTGGCTATTTTTATTTTTCTTCTAAAATTTAATACCAAATGATGGAATTTAAAATACCATGGCTAGTACCGTATACAAGAACAACATCAAACCAAGTATCAAAGCGATATTTAAACTCGCAGCAGATGCGTTACGTCATTTCAAAAGCATTAATAAAAATGATTTATATGACGGAGACATCGGGCTTATTATCAAGCTTGAAGAAAAAAGCAGAGGGGACACAGATAACTATGCCAAGGCAATTGCTGATGCATTACAAGGCGTGGCTTTTAGAGATGACAAGCAAGTATCGTGCATCGTATGCTACCGTGATAGTATTAACGGAAGACGATTGCTGAAAAGGTTGATTAAGGAGCTTCTATGCTATCTAAAAAACAACTTAAAAAATTTAAAGAAAATAAAAATAGTGTGAAGGAACATTGTAAGCTATTAAAACAAAACATATCTGATAATGAGCCTATGCAAGTAATTAAGTGTAGCAAAGACTTTAATATGATGGAATTTGCGATGAATCCATCTGATAATGATCTTATACGAGTAACTACATATACAAAAGACTTTAAATGGCCATCACAAGATAAGATTAGGGAAATAGATAATTATGTAAATAATGAGGTTATGGCAGAGTATAAAAAAGAGTTAAAAAAAGAGAAAAATGCTAAAAAGGTTGATTAAGGAGTTTTTATGAGAGAGTTTATAGATGATCATATATTAAAATTAATTTTAAGTTTACAGATTTGTTTGGCGATAATACTCTTTTTTTTAGTTTTAAAACTTGCTTTGATGATATTCACCGATTTTAACCAGATAACATTATTTCTAGCCTAATTATAGTTAAAAAAAAGAAACACAACCACACACCTCTAAAACTCCATAGAATCTGTTTAAAAACATTTCATGGATTAACCATGTCAACATGACACATGAGATCGCCTGACGATCAAGTAAGACACCTCTGTTAAAGAATACGGATATGACATCATCCCATATAGTTTTATTGCAGTCTAAAAAAGTTATGTAAAAATATCAAGTTTTTTCTTTTTAATATTTTTCTTGATTTTTTTTGTTTTCTTTTGTATTTTCTTTCTTTTGGTTACTTTTCTTTCTTTTTATTTTCTTTTATTTTTTTTATTACTTCATAGCCTATTTTTATGTGTATAATATGTGGATAATATGTTTATAAGCTTGTTTTTCTATTTTAAAAAAATGTGGATAAGTTCTGAATTAATAGCAAAATACACAACTACACACAACTACACACAACTACACACGACTACACACGTGAAAATATATGTATAGTTAATTTTTAAATACATTTATTGTTGTAATCTTTTTAAAAAGGGGTATGATGGAATATGCAGGGCACTTAGCCCCGCCTTAATAAGACTCTAGAAAGTTTTATTAAGACTTGCCATAATCATGACGGAGTATGATAATGACCAATGTAGATTATATAGTTATTCAGAATAAAATAAAACCCAAATCACAAAAATCAATAGATAAAAGTATACTGGATTATTTCTATGCAGAGTAATATTCTAAATCTGTTACAGGCGATTGCTATAATTTGTCTTGTATTAGTATTAATAAGTAAAAGTAGTGTTTTTTTTATTTTTCTTATTCCGATATTTGTGGGTATAATTATTGCTGAGATTATTATTTTTTTTGAGGAGTAAACTATGAAATTAAAAGAAATTATAGACGATTTAGATTATATCGATGAGGCTATTCAATGGGCTAAGGCAAATGGCCATCATGATATTGTGGCTGTATTAGAGGATACGGAGAGATCTAATAAACTATTGAATAAGTGGTAATATTATATGAATTCAGTTAAAGGATAATACGAAAATGGACGTGAAAAAAGACTTATTTTTAGCAGCGTATGAAGGCAACATAAAAAAATGTGAAAGACTAATAAAAGAAGGAGGTGATTTCGAAACTAAGGATGGAGATGGTATAAGTATAGCTAAGTGGGCAGATATGATAGGTAAAACAGATATTCGTGACTTAATAGATAGTTTGAAAGGACATTGAAATGGTAAGTTTTTCAGATGATGAAATTAAAAACAATGAATATTTACAAGTAATATTTGACAATTCAATAAATCACAAGGAGAAATTAAGAAAATTAAAAAGCGTGGTACCCAATGATAAAATTTTGGAATTTATAGATTATGGAATTGCTTATGAAACAGGAAGAAGAAATGATAGAATGTTCAATTTTTACAATAAATTAAAATATTATTCTTATTATTTCCCACACTGGTATTAGATGGAGTAAAAAAATGAGACATCAAGCTTTAGAATTAATAAACGTGTTGAAACTTGCTTATTGTGAAAAAACTTATGGAAAATATGGAAATAAACATTTTGAAAATTGTGAAATAATAAAAAATTATCTAAAAATTTTAGAGTATATAGAAGACAAAATAAGAAAGTCAAAATAACTTTTAACTTAGTAAAACGAAAATGGAGTATAAAAATGAATGCGGAAATGGAACTAAATATGCAAGTGATGCATTTTATAGATATTATTGTTGAAAAAGCTATTGATAATATGGAGAGTATACAGGAATGTATGACTAATATTCTTCAAGATAACTCTAATATGTCTTTAAAAGAGTTTATAGAAATAGTTCAATATCACAATAATAATTTGATTGAAATCACCAATCAGATATCAAATCATATATGTAATGTAAATACCAAGTATTACGATTTATCATATCTTCTTAATGGTATGTATTCTGATATGCAATCTATTGGTAATTAATGTGATACTGACAGAAAGTGAGGTAAAAATAATAAGGCATAAGATATTATTTTATAAAACAATTATGGGTAAACAACTAGGCACACATAGAGATATAACGGGTGATTCCTCACGTTTATATGGTAATTGCACAGGGTTAAGAGGTGATTGTACAGGGTTAAGAGGTAATTGTACAAATTTTGATGGTGATGGCACATTGTTAACAGGTTATTTAACAAGAATATGGGGGTGTGCATCATATTCATGGGTACTAGGTGATTCCACAGGTTTAACCGGTGACTTAACAGGATTATCAGGCGATTGCACAGGTGTAGTAGGTGATTGTACGGGTGTAACAGGAAATTGTACATGGATACCTATAAACCTAGATGATTGTGGAATAACAGACGAAGAAAGAAAGGAAGGAATAGATATTAAATCATTAGTAGAAGAATAAGTAAGGAGTACGAAAATGGCAATAAAAATATGCAACAGTAAAGACTTAACAGATGATGAATGGTTAGAAAAAAGAAGAGATTATATTGGCGCATCCGATGCAAGCGTTGCAATGGGGTTATCTCATTGGAAAAGTAGGCGGAAACTTTTTAGGGTAAAAAAAGGACTTGAAGAAGAGACAACAAATTTCAGAATGGAGCTTGGGTTAATGCTTGAACCTTTAGTCGGTATAGTTTTTAGAAATCAAACAGGGTTAAAAATAAGACGATGTAACTTTATGCTTGGTCATGAAAATTATAAGTTTATGTCTTGCAATTTAGATTATATAGTAGTAGGTGAAAATATT